GGTGGCGTGATGCTTACGGCGAATCAGGCAGCCAGTACGGCGACAGAGCTATCCGGGCTCGTTACGGAGTTCAATACGCTGCTTGCCGCCTTGAAGGCTGCCGGTGTCATGGCTGCGGACGAAGTAGGCGAGTCGTAAGAATATGCCGACGCTGCTGAGTAAGGTCAAAGCCAACCTAATTCTCGAGCACGACGCGGATGACGAACTACTGCAGCGCCTGATCGACGCTGCCATATCCTACGCCGAGAGCTACCAGCATCTGACTGCCGGGACATATGAAGTGGCGGTTATGCCGGCGACAACGGAACAGGCGGTAATCATGCTCGCCTCCCATTTCTACGAGAGCCGGGATGGCAGCACAGGCGGGTTTTTCGCGGACAACGTTCAGGCCGGACAGCAGGTATGGAACACGGTCAACACGCTGCTTCGTCTCGATCGTGACTGGAAGGTTGGTATATGAGCTTTGGCAAAATGAACCTACGGATTTCGATCGCGGTGGAAACGATAGTTAAGGACGCGGAAGGCTTCGCAACGAAAACGGATACCATACTTGCCTCCCTTCATGCCTACAGAGAAGGACGGCACGGTTCGCTGAAATGGGTCAATCGTGCCGCTTTCTCTGAAGCGACGGATTTATTTCGGTTCCGTGTGATTCCCGCGATAAACGTTTCCACTGAACATGTGCTGCTCTGTGGCAAAGATCGGTTTGAAATTACGTCGGTTGAGGATGTCAAGGGTAAGAAGATGTATCTCGAGGTGCTGGCGAAGCAAACGGAGGCTGCGAATGGCTAAAGTATCGATTCAGCTTCCAACGGCGTTCATGGATCAACTCACAAAGATTGCGGCGAAAACGGATACCGCGATCCCAAAAGCGCTGGAGGCTGGCGGGAAGGTCGTCTTTGAAAAAATGCAGGCAAACCTGCATGCGGCGATCGGCCGGGGCACGAAATACAAATCCCGCTCTACCGGCAAGCTGCTGGCAGCGCTGGGTGTTTCCCCCGTCAAGGTGAACGACATGGGCAATTACGACGTCAAAGTCGGATTTGCGGAGGGGCGCGGCGACGCGAACAACGCAATGCTCGCAAACCTTCTCGAATACGGTAAAAGCGGCCAGCCGCCGAAGCCGTTTCTGAAACAGACGAAGTCTTCGAGCAAGGCCCCGTGTATCGAGGCGATGCAAACCGTGCTGAAGGAGGAACTAAAACTCACGTGAGTATGCTGGAAGAACTGAATTCGATCATTGAAAGCGCTGGACTTCCTATGGAAACCGGCGTTTTCTCAGGTACCGCGCCGGACGAGTATGTCGTGATCACGCCGATCTCGGAGCACTTCGCACTGTTTTCGGACGACGCGCCTGGCATGAACATCGAAGAGGCGCGTCTGTCGTTTTTTTCGAAGAGGAACTATACACAAAAGAAGGATTTACTTGTCCGCATGCTGCTGACAGCGGGTTTTGTGGTAACTGATCGTCGGTATATCGAGTATGAGGCTGATACAGGTTACCACCATTATTCCGTTGATGTAATGCAAGAAAGGGAGGAAACATAAATGGCCACTGTTGGATTGGACCGGCTGTATTATTCCAAGATTACGGAAGACACCGCCGGAGATGAAACATATGGCACGCCGCAACTATTGGCAAAAGCGATCTCCGCGGATTTGGAGATTGAACTGAACGAAGCGACGCTGTTTGCCGACGATTCCGCGGCGGAGGTCGTGAAGGAATTCAAAAGCGGGAAACTGTCTCTCGGGATTAACGACATCGGCGCGGCGGTTGCGGGCGACCTGGTCGGTGCGGTGATCGACGACAACGGCGTGGTGATTTCGCAGGGCGAAGGTATGCCGTCGCCCGTTGCGGTGGGCTTTCGGGCGAAGAAAAGCAACGGCAAATACCGGTATTTCTGGGTTTATCGCGTGATCTTTGGTATCCCGGCAACGAACCTAGCAACGAAGGGCGATAGCATCAGCTTCAATACGCCGACGGTCGAAGGTACGATCTTCCGGCGCAACAAGCTCGACGGACAGGGCAAGCATCCGTGGAAGTGTGAAGTGAACGAGGACGACGCGGGCGTGGCAACGGAAACTATCACCGGGTGGTATACGGCAGTATATGAGCCGACATTCGCAGCGGCGGAATAAAGGAGACGGCATATGGAGAATGAACGCGCCGCATCTATTACGATCGGCGGTAAGGAATATGAACTGGTGCTGACCACTGGCGCGACCAAACAGATCGCAAAGCGCTACGGCGGGCTGGCGAGCCTCGGAGATAAGCTCATGAAAGCGGAGAACTTTGAAAACGCCTTGGATGAGCTGATCTGGCTGATCGCGTTGCTGGCGAACCAGAGCATCCTAATCCACAATTTCCAGCATCCGGAAGAGAAACGGGATCCGCTGACGGAAGAAACGATCGAGCTGTTGACATCACCGCACGACTTGGCTGCGTACAAGGACGCGATCATGGAATCGATGTTCCGGGGTACGAAACGCTACGTGGAGAGCGAGCCAGAGCCGGAAAAAAACGCGCCTGCCGGGTGAGCGATGAGGAAACGTTCACCCGGCTGCTCTTTTATGGTGTGACCCTGCTGGGACGTTTAGAGTGCGAAGTCTGGCTCATGCCGCTTGGCGCTCTGTTAGACCAGTGGGAAGTATATAAGCAGTTTCACGGGTTGGCGAAAGCGAAAGCAGAGACATATATCGACGACTTGATTCCATTTGGGATCTAGTCGTTTTTTATTTTTCAGAAAGGAGCTGAGCACATGGCGGACGATTTTGGCCTGAAAATTGGCATCGAGGGCGAAAGAGAGTTTCGGGCCGCGCTGAAAGACATCAACCAACAGTTCAAAGTGCTTGGCTCCGAGATGAAGCTGGTCGAATCGCAGTTCGACAAACAGGATCGCGGTGTGTCCGCGCTTACCGCCAGAAATGGCGTGCTGACCCGCCAGATTTCCGAACAGAAGGACAAGATCGAACTGCTGCGTAAGGCGCTAGAAAATTCCGCGGAATCGTTCGGCGAAAACGACCGCAGGACGCAGCAGTGGACGGTGCAGCTGAATAACGCGGAAGCAGAGCTCAACAACATGGAGCGCGAGCTGAAGAACAACGAAAAGGCCATCGATGGTGTCGGCGACGAGTTTCAGGACGCGGAGAAGAAAGCGGACGGATTTGGAGACGAGGTCGAAGATGCCGCGAACCAGTCCGACCGTGCCAAAGAACGCTTTGAAAAACTCAGCGGGGTGCTTAAGAGCGTCGGCGTTGCCATGGGCACCGTTCTGGTTGCGGCAGGTGCTGCCGCATATAAGCTCGGCAAAGCGGTGGTTGAGCAGTTCGGACAACTGGAGCAGAACCTCGGCGGCTCGGAAGCCGTGTTCGGCGAATATGCCGCTTCGATTCAGAAGACCGGCGAGGACGCATATAGGAATTTAGGTGTTTCACAGAGCGAGTATCTTGCCACCGCCAATAAAATGGGCGCGCTGTTTCAGGGCGTCGGCGTCGATCAGCAGACAAGTCTGGCGCTGACCGAAAAGGCCATGCAGCGTGCCGCCGATATGGCATCCGTCATGGGTATTGAAACATCGGCGGCATTGGAAGCTGTCACAGGCGCTGCCAAGGGCAACTTCACCATGATGGACAACCTTGGCGTCGCCATGAACGCAACCAGCATTCAGGCATATGCCGTAGCCAAGGGCCTTGACTTTGCGTGGAGTTCGGCGACGCAGGCGCAAAAGGCTGAAGTAGCCATGCAGATGTTCTTTGAGAACACGGAACAATATGCCGGCAACTTTGCGCGTGAATCGTCCCAGACGATCACGGGCTCTATTGGCATGCTCAAAGCGGCCGCTTCTTCATGGGTCGCAGGACTTGGTAACGCAGAAGCGGATACGCTGGCATTGACGCGGAATATGACCGACGCGTTTCGAACCGTTATGACAAACATCACGCCGATACTGGAGAATATCGTCAAAGCGCTGCCGGACGCATTGGACGCGATCCTATCAGAAGTATCGGGGATCCTGCCCACGCTGGTGAGCACAGCGGCGTCGCTGTTCCGGCAGTTGCTGGGAACGGTACTGAAACTGCTGCCTGAGCTGATCCCGGTTGCGGTGGATGCCGTTATGACGATCGTATGGGCGCTCGTCGATAATCTGCCGCTGCTGGTGGGTGCGGCGGTGCAGATGATCACCGCACTCGTCAGCGGAATCGGACAGGCGCTGCCGCAACTGATCCCCGCAATCGTACAAGCTGTCGTTCTGATCGTCTCCTCGCTGCTGGAGAATATCGACCAAGTCATAGAAGCAGGCATGTCGATCCTGTTCGGACTGATCGAAGGAATCATTGGTGCCCTGCCCGCGTTGATCGAAGCAATGCCGCAGCTGATTGTGGCAATCGTCGAATGTCTGATCGAAAACTTGCCGAAGATCCTTTCTGCCGGTGTGCGGATGATCGGCGCATTGATTCAAGGGATCGTCGGCTCGATTCCACAATTGTCTTCGAATATGCCGAGGGTTGTTTCCTCGATCGTGAACGGCGTCTCCAAAGCGATCGCTTCGGTTGTAAACATCGGAAAAAACATTGTGCAGGGACTTTGGCAGGGCATCCAGTCCATGGGCCAATGGATTCAGGACAAGATCGGGAGCCTGTTTCGCAGCGTGATCAACGGC